CTACCTGATGGTCATAATGTTACAATAGATAATGGAGCAGCGGGTGCTGCCGTCAACATTCAAGATGGTGGAAACGATATCACTGTGGACAACGGAGGAACTTTTGCAACTCAAGCTACTCTCCAAACTAGTAGTAGTCTTGTAGGTGATGTTGGATTGAGCGGCGCAAGAACTTCGGGGGGAACAACACTTTACAAAAATATTGATGTAGACCAGACCGAAGATGCAGTCAAAGCTACCGCAGGTCAAGTGTATTGGATACATGCAATAAATCTTGCAACTACTCCCAGGTACCTAAAATTCTATAATGCTACAGTTGCATCAGTAATTGTCGGCACCACAGTACCCGATCTTACATTCCCTATTCCAAGTCCGGGAGATGCCAATGGAGCTGGTTTTACGTTGTCAATTCCCAATGGAATTGAATTCACGACAGCGATTACTATTGCAGCTACGACAGGAGTAGCGGATAATGATGCTGGTGTTTCAGGAGATAATGAAGTGATTGTCAACTTGGGGTTCGCATAATGCTTCTCTGGTTAATGAACATGGGTTTTGCTGGCGGTGGTGCTCCAGTAGCCTTATTCGACTACTTCTTTTCTCAGCGCAGTTCTAGAGAGTGGCACAGATCATCCAATAATCCTTAGTTGCATAATTTATCAATTTTGAATATATTTGAACAAAGGTACTTATGAAAGGCGAAAAAAAGAAATCAATGAAAGAGAACTACAACGCAGTCCACAATCTCCTCGAACAGCATGCAGGCTTGAATGCTCTTCGTGATATCTTCTCTGGGGCTATGGAAGCTGAGAAGATTATTGCCGCTTTGGACAAAGAGATTAAACACCGTGAAGAGCTTGTGGCCCATCTGGAAGTTGCAAAAGAAAGACTTAAAGGTGAGATTGGAACTGAATATAAGAAGTTTAAAGAGAAGCAGAGATCGGACTTGGAATCCATCGACAAAGCTTGGGAAAAACATAATAAAAGAGTGGATGCGGATCAAAAACAGAGGCTGGGAATCTTGGAAACTGAGGTGAAGAATATGGTAACTGAATCCGAGATGGTTCGAAGAAAGCTTGACTCAGCAAGAATTGAACTACAAAAACTGGAAGACAAAATACTACTTCGAGAATCTCAACTCAAAGCCATTGACGATCAGATCAATAAACTTAAAGAGGCAATAGGATAATGGTAAATGCATTGAATAATACTCTCTGGGTCGTGGATACAGTAGACGCTGATGTAATTGACGACAAAAACATGCGAGTCAAAAGTATCAGATGGATTGGTGGTGCTACTTCAGCGGCTGCCGAAGCAGTGGTAATTCGAGATCCAACCACCAATACCACTCTTTGGGAAACTACAGCCTCCGGGGCAAATTATGTCGAGGAGAGTTTGTATAATCCACCACTCTGGTGGGTAAATGGATTTGAAGTGCCGACTCTTGATAATGGAACTCTTTATATTACACTTGCATAGGAGAAAATCATGGCAATCAAAAAAGGACTGGTCAACAAACCACCCAGAACACCATCAAGTGAATTCAATCCACCGACACGACCAACTAATACAGTCAAGCCTTCTCGCAGCGGCCAACCAGTCCGTCTGACAAGGAAACGCTGATGTCTACGTTCAAGGTTACGGTCAATGTAGAACTGGATTCTCGCAGTCTTCCTGGATACCCAAAGATCAGGCGGTTGGAGGTGGATGAAAACCAACAATTCAAATACGAGAAGGCCACCGGGGCAGGCTTTACTGCAATACCCCTCGATCAGTTAGCTGAGATTCAAGCACTCCTCCTTGAATCGGATCAGCAAGTCACTGTCCGCTTGGATGGTCAAACTGATGCAGGTATCGTCCTCAATGCTGGTGGTCTTCTCTTGCTTTTAGACGTAGACATTGATGCAGGTGCAGGAACATCAAACGCATCATTGGAAAACACATCAGGATCAACTGCTAACATTCAAGGTTTAGGAGGTGGAACGTAATGGATATAATGGAAAAGCTAAAAGGTAAAAAAACTTACATTATGATGATTGCTACCGGGGTACTTGGTATTGGTCAGAGTTTGGGTTGGGTTCTTCCAGATTGGATATGGTGGATAGATGTAACCCTGCTTGGAGGTTCAATCAGAGCTGGAATGGCTAAAATGGAGGTAAAGTAATGAGTAGATTATTTCTGATCTTCGTAATTGCATTCGTTCTTACTCTTTCTCAAGGTTGTGACAAAGTCAAGAATTGGGACTTTGGCTTCTCTAAGGAAGGGGACAAGACTACAATAGAACTTGAGAAGAAATCCGAGGAATCCGAAGACAAGGAAGATGCAAAGTAAGGGTTGGGAATATCTTGCTCTATTTCTGGCTCTCTGTGCTCCATTCCTCTTTGTAATTTATCGAATGTATAAGGATTATGAGAAGGTAAAAAGAGATGAGTGACCTTTATATTCTTGGTGGGATTTTATTGTTCATGGGACTTGCTATTTGGTATATCTCTAATTTGAAGGTTTCCAAGGAGAAGTTCAAGAATCTCAAGAAGGCCACTAAAATACAGGAGAATGTTGATGAAGCCGTCGCTGAAAAAGAATTGGAGCATAAAAAGGATCTGTCTGCTGCTTCTGATTTTGAGCGTGCTTGTAGGATGTGGAACGACAAGCCTCCCAAGACTTGAGAAGTTTGAGAGGCCCTCAAAGTTCCCTGAAATCTGTGAATGGGTTCAGAACGGTTCTGAGGTTTGTAAAAAACTGAAAGCTCTTGGAGAAGCTTGTATGGTCAATCCAGAGCATGAAAACTACATCTGTCGTCCAGCCGTTATCTGGGATCATACATCTGAGTCCAGAAGTTGCCTAACTCAGGACGACTTTCTCCTTGTTACAAAGCATGTTGTAGAGCTTAATCATGTTATAGATCTACACGAAATCCAAGTCGATGAATGGAATAATCAGTAATGGTAGATACCTCTACAATCAATACTCTTCCTGATGCTGGGACAGCCAGTTTCAACGCTGATCTCCAGACATTCTTAGCTGAAGAGGATGCAGAACGATTTGATCTGATCCTTAATCCTTTTGTAGTCGAAAACGGTCTCCACGGTACAGGAGGTTCTCTCACAGGAGACCCCGGAGACACTACAGCCTTCCCTCAAGGTTTCTACGTCAATGAAACCGGAGTAATCGTCTACAACGATAATACAGCCCACCACTGGGTAATCATCTTCAAAGACACGACTACAGTTGTTGGAGGAGATTGGATTCGAGTCTCTGGAACCCACTACCTCTTTGATCCTGTTTCTGCATCCCAGCCTACAATTCCTGCTGGCGGATTGATCTTGATGGATGTAGTCACTTCTGGTGGATCAATAACCACAGTCACCGATCTCAGGAATCTTTCAGCATTTGCGGTCCAGAATGATGTGTTCAAAGTAAAGGTCTCATCAGACGATACAACTGCCAACTTTCTTCTGAGTAAGTTAGCTGCTGGCTCTGGTATTGCACTTACAGAAACCAACCCCGGAGCAGATGAAACTATTACAATCGTAGCAGACGCAAAAACCGTAGTCAGTGCAAACGACACGACAGCAGGATTTCTTGAAGACAAGATCACGGCAGGAGACGGAATCAAAGAGACAGTCCAGAACGCATTCGGTAATGAAGACTTACTCTACGATCTGGATTTGTCAACTACCTCTGGAATGGAATTTACCGGGGGAAAACTTCGAGTAAACACGATTGCAAATGGTGGAGTAGCACTTAATGCAAATGGAGTTGTTCTCGACATTACGGGAACAACTGAAACTACTTCTAATCTTGATACTCCAGATGATGAACTTATCATAGAAGATAATTCCCAAACAGGAGAAAAGAAACGTAAGATCAAGGTGTCTCTTATTGTTCCAACTGGAATGACTATTCCTTGGATCGGTACTTTTGCAGCAGTTCCTCCCGATGCTTGGATTCATGCGAACGGAAACACAATTGGTAATGGTTCTTCTGGGGGAACTGAACGAGCAAATACTGATACAGAGCAACTCTTTACTCTGTTGTGGGATAACATGGCGGACGCTCAAGCAGCAGTCTCCACTGGTCGTGGAGCAAGTGCAGCAGCTGACTTTGCGGCTGACAAGACTATCACACTTCCAGACCTGCAAGGAATGATGGCAGTTGGTACAGGCGGTACAGCCATGACGACTCATGGTGATACGGGTGGTGAGGAGACTCATGTGTTAACAGTTGCAGAACTGGCAGCACACACTCACACAGAAAATAAATATAATGATACCGGTGGGGCAGTGGCTGGATCAAATACAGCGGACAATTTACTTACTACTCCACAAACTGGCAGTACTGGAAGTGACACAGCCCACGAAAACATGCCACCTTGGGTATCTTTAAGCTGGATAATTAAACTATGACAGCTACAACAATAAATCCACGCCCAGTAGAAGGTAGTTCATTCTTCAATACCTTGGATACCTTCCTCTTGGAGGAAGACGCAGATCGCTTCAAAGACATCCATCAATCATTCGTAGCTACTGGTGGTCTTGGGGCCACTATTGCAAGTTTGACTCATACTCCAACTTCTCTGACAGCCTATCCCGGAGGCCACTTCATCACAGAAACTGGCTCCATCACCTATCCCGATGACGCTACCCATATCTGGGTAATCTGTCACAAAGACACGACTACAGCAATTACTGACTGGACTCGTGAGAGTGGGACTCATTACCTGTTCCGCAATACTGGCTCTGGCTCAAAGCCAACTCCTCCCACCGATTCTACAATCTTGATGAAAGTCACTACAGCCAGTGGTTCAATCACCAATGTAGACGACCATAGAACTCAGAATCCTCATCCCTACCAACTGGTAGCTGGAAACGACTCAGCAGCGATTCAAGCAGCAATTGACGCACTTCCAGTATCTGGGGGCAGAGTCTTACTGGCAGGACAAACTTATTCTATCGATGCAAACGTGACTGGAAAATCTAATATCACAATTGAAGGTGTCGGTCCTTCAACAATTCTCATGCTGGAAGGTGGAGCTTCTGCTCTCACTGGATTAACTTTCACTGGAACCCTCGGAACTGCTGTCAATCTTACAGCTAATTCATTGATTGGAGATATAACAATTGCAGTTGCTGGAGGAGATGAATCAGGATTTACAGCTAGCGGATACGCACATTTCTTAGACACTCCCGGTGATAGACAAACCGTGAAAGTTGTCAGCACAGCATCTGGTGTCATCACCGTTAATGATCCAATCGCAGTCGATTTCACTACAGCTAATACTGCGACTATTGCCCCAATGACTCCAGTAAGTAATTTCTCAATTCGCAATCTTACTTTAGACGGAAATAACAATACAGGAACAAATAGTAATCTCATTAAATGTACCCACATTGTAAACGCAACTATTGAAAATATCTGGTGCAAAGGAACTACCGGCTCTGCCATTCGTCCGCAGATTGGATACAACTGTCGCATTAATAATATCATCTTGGATGATTGTGGTTCCAGTGGACAATCAGATATCCAAATGGGTTTATCCAACTCAATTATTGACAACATTCAAAGTTCTCAACCGTCTGGATTTGGTCCACAGATGAATGGTTCTGCTTATTGCAATGTATCTAATATGACTTCAGTAGGGGCAGCTGGCAGGTCTTTGAAGTTTGATCGTTGCGACTGGAATAACTTCGTAAATTTACAAGCACACAACCCAGAAGCAGGATCAACTGGAATCAGTGTATCTACTGGATCAGATAACAATAGTTTTACCAACTGTCTCGTTGTTAACGCACCCACATTTGCTTACTGGATTCAGGCAGCAAGTTCCAACAATAAATTCTTCAATTGTCGTGCAATTGGCTCTGGTTCCAAAGATATTTTATTCGACACAAATTCTGACGACAATCAATTCTGGGGATTTAATGGTGATACTCCTATCTTAGTAAGTTCTGGCTCAAACAATATAGTACAGCGTTGGAACGGCACAACTCTTGAGTACATGAGCTTTGATGATAGTGCTGCTGCTGGACCGATTGAGTCGCTGAAGCGTGTTAGTACAACAGCAGCTGATAACGATATCTTGGGTAAACGAACATTTGAAGGAAGAACTGACACTAGTAATGAGGTCACATATGCAGAAATTCAATCAGCGATCATTGATGCTACCAACGCTACACGAACTGGTGACATGGAGTTTTATACTCTGCAAAGTGCTGTAAGGACGTTGGAAATGTGGCTCAACGGCGGTCTGATTATCTCCAACGCTACTGGAAGCGGTAAAGGTGTTGGTTCCATCAATATGAAAACTGAACTCTATCGCCAAGGAACTCAAGTAATCACAGCTCGTCAAACTGGTTGGGCTGCAACCACCGGAGTAGAAATACGAACAAACTTTGGCGACGCCTCGCTCTCCGATACATCACAAGCTCTGAGAGCTTTAATTGTAGACTTAAAGACACATGGGGTCATAGGAGCCTAATGCCGAAAATTGTAACTACGCATCAGGAAATTGAGAAGCTCCAACCCAAACAGGGGGCTATTGATGACTTGGAAAGATTCCTCGGAAACAATCTGGAAGACGATCTCTCGGCACGTTGGCGACAGGAAGTCTCTTGGAGAGAAGCACTTCGTCAGTACGATGCCCAACCCAAGCAAAAAGTCAGAAACATCCCAGTTGAAAATGCTCCCAACATAGAAATCCCTGTTGGAATGCTGGGAGTGGATATCTTCTATTCCATCTCCCTTCAAACAGTATTCAACATAGCTCCTCTAATCACAGTTGCCCTCTCTCCTGGACGCGGAGAATTCATAGAACACAAGAAAGCAGTAGAAGACTTTCTGAATTGGTCCGTCCGTCAGGAGATGGATGTCAGGAACGCAGCAGAGCATTCATTCATGGATGTAATCCAACTCGGAACTGGAGCCCTGTTTACTCCCTGGATCACAAACCGAAGGAAAACCAAAGTCCATAAGATCATTACTTCCCATCCTCAAGTCATGCCTTGGCCTATCGAGGATGTAATCCTTCCGGCAGGTTCTTTCCAAGCAGTCCAAAACATGCCTCGGCTCTGGTTGCGTTCTTATCTCAATGAGTGGGACTTGGAATTCAATCGTAAAACATTTGGCTGGAATACTGAAGTCGCAACTCCAGCAGCCGCAGTTGGTTGGGTCAGGTCTAAACGAGAAGCTCTCGGAAAGACTCATCATAATCGAACCGGGGAGATCTATGAAGTCCTTGATTGCTATGTAGATTATGACATAGACAATGACGGATGCGAGGAAGAACTCCTAGTTACTTTTGACAGACACTCTCGAAGAATTATGAAACTTCGGTACAATCCTTACGACCGGAAACCTATAGAGCTAATGACCTACCAGAAAAGAGCCTTCTTAGGTTACGGTATGGGAATGATGGAAAAACTCGGACCCTTCCAGCAGGAAATCTCCGACATCCATAACTACCGAAACCTGAATATGCTTCTGGCAAATACTCGAATGTGGAAAGTCAAACGTGGAGCGGGTATTCCAGAGAATATGACGATTTATCCAGGAGTGCAAATTAATATGCAGAATCCTGATGATCTTCAAGGGGAGCAGATGGCAGATGTCTACAACTCCGCTCCCCAAGCTGAAATCATTTCAATGAATATGGCAAAGGAATTAGTGGGCATCAGCGAGATGACCTCCCAACGACCCAGTGGAATCCTGTCATCCAGAACTCCTGCTACTACAGCCCAGCTTGGGTTCGCTCAACAGAACAGTCGCTTTGTAGCTTCTTTTGATTCCATGCGTTTTGGACTCTCAAACTCTATAAAACAGGGAGCTTTTAGATACCAAGAACAAATCAAAGCCGGGAATGCTTCTGTAAGTCAGCATATTAAAGATATCCTTGGAGACGGCAGAGGCCAGATGGTTATCGACATGTTCAAACGAGAAGACTTTGATGAGTCTGTAATCATAGAATTGACAGCAACTTCAGACCGTACCTCTCAAGGTTCCCGTTTACAATCACTGTTGCAGATATCTCAGATTATGCTACAGTATTGGGAGAAGATCACTCAGCTTGGAGCTATTGCTACGAATCCTCAAACACCCGCTCCAATGAGAGATATCGCTTTAAAGATTTCCAAAGCTGCCGGAGAACTGGTTGAACGCATAGCTCGACAAATGGATACCATTCGAGACCCAAAAGCGTTTATAATAGAATTTGGACAGGAACTGGATCAGGCAGCAGCGGTTCAAGATCAAAGCACTATGAACGAATTAGGTTTCCTGATGAATGCTCTCGATGGACTGGACCAACAGAATCCAGCAGGAGCCCTCCAACCCACCACTTAACCTACCTTTTCATACACTTTACAGGAGAACTTATCATGAGATGGATTACGTATCTGGAGTCTAATAAAGAAGCATATGAAAGTTTTGAAGCGGACATTCAAGCAAAGATCAAACACTTTAGAGACCAGCTTGAAGACTGGAGGCTTGATCCTGAACAGCTTAAGTTTACTCAGGGTTGCGTTTCGGTGCTCCGTCAAATCCTTCTCGAACTAGAAGAATCTCAAAAGGAGTCACAATCACATGGCTACGGAACCAACCAACAAAGGGCAGGCCCAAGCTGATGAAAAACCTCAGCAAGACCCCCAGCCTATCACTCAAGAGCAGCTCGATCAAAAGATTGCAGAAGTCACAAAGCAACATGAAGAGAAACTCCAATCGGAGCGTGATCTCTACAAGGGCCGAGAAACCCAGCTCATTAATTCCCTGAACAACCAGAATACGCAGCAGCAACCTCTTCCCCCAACTCCAACAGTCACCAAAGAAGAAGCTCTCCGACATATGCAAGATGAAGGAGATGCCTCCAAGTTAATGGAGTATTACGATAACCGCTTGGATTCCCAGTCCAAAGCCCACGAAGAAAAGATTACCAACCTCCAGCAACTCGGCGGAAGTCAGATTTCCTCTCTTGCAATCCAGCAGGCAGAAGCCAACTCTAAAATGCCCCACTTTTCACGTTACAGGTCAGAGATCATGGAGGTAGTCAACAAATCAGGCAGCTCCGATCCATCTATGGTTCCTGAAGCCTATGCTTATGTGACTGGGAAACACATGGAGGAAATCCTTAAAGAGGAGAAAGAAAAGATGCTCCGCCAAGCTGAAGAGAATGGAGGAGTCTTAATTCCAGGCGGGGGCAAAAACGGAAGAGGTGAACCGATGGATGAAGGACAGAAACCTGAAGAAGTTTATAGTGATAGAGCTCAGAGTCTTCTGGAGCAGAAAAACATTGATGCAGACCAGTTCCTTAAAAAAGTAGGAAGCTCAATGCCTTTTAGAGACTATGAAGAAAAGGAAGATGGAACCCTGAAATCCAAAAGAGTCAAACGATTTACTGACGGATTTAAAGACCTCCAGAAAGTCGAAGACGAGAACAAGAAAATGGAGGAGGAATTCGAATGGTACAACTAAATCAAGACGAATTCGGATTACCACAGCCAATAGAGCCTAATCTCCCTCCTCCTGGTGATGAAAGGCAGGAGGTACTCAAGAAAAGAACGGATCAGCTGGAAGAACAGATCGATCAGAAATCAAATGAGTCTTTTGCTGTTGATCCCTCCAAGATGGAGCCTGACAATGAAATCCTTAATGACATCGACAAAGGCTTCCTATACCCTCCTTGCGCCGATCCAAAGTTTGAATATGCTTGGACCCAATGCAAGCACCCGGTAGATCACCCATCTCGTATGGTAGAGATTAGGCTGGCTGAGAAGATTAAAGTGAACGGTGAGTGGAAGCATCCTTGGAGTGTAGTTATGGGTAATGATCCAGATGCTAAAGGCTTCAAGGTCTCAGCAGAGAACACCTGTACCATCGGAGATGTTCTTCTAATGCGCTGCCGTAAAGATCACTATGCTCTTCTGGAACTGGCGAAACGCAGGAAGTCCTTAGAAAGGCAGTATGGAACAGATTCTTCTCTGGTTGAAGTAGCTCTTAGCTGTAATGCTGCTGGAGGAGAAGCTGCCTATAACAAATATAAAAACGATGCGAACTTTTCTTTATTCGGTAATGAATTCAAAATGAAACTCGATAATGCGCTCAGGACTGGAAATCTTCCTGGGATGCAGATCAACAGGAGGTAAACATGGCAGTTCAAGAAATAACAGTAGGTAAGTTAGAGGGTCTGGTGGCTATTCCCATAAGAAATGGCCCGGAGGATGCTTCCCAGACATGGGAAAGAGGATCTATTCTGATCCCTGATCTGGCAACAGGTGAAATCCAAGAAGCTGGAAACGAACCTGTAGCAGACATTATCGGCATTGCTACTGCGGCTGCATCTACAACAACTGGAACAGATACACTCTATGTTCCAGCCGATGTCTCTGGAGTAGTCTTTGAAGGAAACATTGGAACCAGTATTTCAGCAGGAGATATTGCAGCTGTGGATTTATTTGAGGATTATCCTATGACGTTAACCGGCACTGAGTGGTTTGTGGATAAAACCGACAATACCAATCCCAGTGTCCGGGTAGTTGGCTTCAAGGACGCAATAGGAACAACGAACGGTAGGGTATACTTTGTATTCATCAAAGATGCTTTACTTATGAATACAACTTGATAAGGAGGCAGCAATGATTAACGCAACAAGTGGATTTGCGGAGCTTCTTAATCCAGCTATTGATCGGATTTATCTGGATACCCGCAGAGAGCGGCCTCTGGAATTCAAAGAAGTTCTGAACGTTAGTAATATGGTTCGGCAAAATGAACAAGACCAAGAATTTGCCGGTCTTGGAGTTATGCCGACAAAACCTGAAGGGCAACAGTTTACACTCGACCAGCCAATTGCAGGCGGCAATATAACCCGAACTTCAATCCCTCGTGGATTGGCAATGGAAGTCACATTTGAAATGTGGCACCAAGATCTATTTGGTGTCATGGGTCAGATGTCTCAAGAGCTTGCTCGTTCATCCAGAAACCGGATGGAAGTAAGTGCAGCATTAGTTTTTAATAATGCTTTTGACGGTAATTTTGCAGGTTTTGATGGTGATGCTTTATGTTCAACAAGTCATACAACTCCAGGTGGTCAGACGATTGCCAACAGGCCAGCTGTAGATATCGGGTTATCAATTACAGGACTTCAAGATGGAATCCAAGCGTTTGAAACTCTGGTCAATGGCCGTGGTCTTCCAAGCCTTTTGTCTCCATCCATTGTATTGATTGATCCTGCAAACAGGTTTGTTGCCCGTGAAATCCTGGGATCTTCATCCAGACCTTTTACGGCAAACAATGAGATCAACTCCCTTGTAGACGATGAGCTGAAAATCTTTGTATATCATTATCTGACAACTAGTACGAATTGGTTCATGTTAGCTAACAAGGATCAACACGATCTTCACTTCAAGTGGATGAACACTCCGATCTTTGATTCCTTTGATGACCCCCGATCCAAGAATGCGGTCTTTACTGTTTACCAGAACCACACCGATGGGGATCATGGTTCTTGGCGTGGTGTCTACGGCAGCACTGGTTAATCCTTCTCTGGAGGTTCCTCATGAACGTCAGGGAGACTGCTCAGTCTGCTATTGGAGACACAGTTGGAGTTGATCCGCTTTTTGCCCAGAAATGGGTCTCGGATCGAATTGTAGAACTCAGCACAGCTACGCTTGCAAAGCCTCTTCGTAGGTTACTGGAGTTGACTATTCCTGCAACAGTTACAGCAGGAACGATGACAGCTACTCAGGGTTCTAAGACAGTTACTGGAGATGCTACCGCTCAAGCTGCTTGGAGTAACTTGCTTGTAGGTAGATATCTCAAAGCCGACTCCAAGAACGGCTGGTTCGAGATTGCTGGATTCGCTAATAACCAAATCACTCTCCGCTCCAATTGGTTCGATGATACAGTTACTGCCAGTAGCTACACCATAGCTCCACGTACAATTGCCTTCCCCAAAAACATTCGTGCCATAGGAGCTATGCGGAATCTAAAGCATAACACTCCTATATCCAGAATCATGCTGGATGATCTTGATCTTGCAGAACCCGGAAGAACGCAAAGAGATGGAGGCCCACTGATTTTTTCTGAGGTAGGAATCAATGACAACGAAGAACGAGTTATTGAATTCTATCCGTACACCAGTGAAGATGTTCTTGTAGCTTATACAGGATACTTAAAACTGGAGAAGTTTGAGGGCCACCAAGAAGTTCCCAATTTCATAGACTCCTACATGATTATTGAGGGAGTCAAAATGAATATTTACGAACACAAGATGTCTCAATCCTTAGAAGCTGGAAATGCAGATGTAGGAGCCACTTGGGGAAATATGGCATCCCGTCAAAGAACTATCTGGAGAAATGCCCGAACAGATTTCATAGCCAATAATGAATCAGTAGAGGATGCAAAGTTTATTCTGGAGTCTTATGGCTCTACACGAGGTGAATTTCGGGGAGATGTAAGAACAGCTAGGGATCATATTCTCTTAACTTGGACATCTTTGACCTGATGACGACTACGGCTGGAGTAATTGTTACTGAGATTCTGAGAAGAGTACGTGATGAAGCTGGAGCAGGTCATTCAAGAAGTTTTGCTTTGGATATCATATCCCATGCTCAAAGAATCATCAACAGGTTCACTGGATCAGTCACAACAACTGGAACTTTAACACTTCGACCAAAGAAACTGATTTATGATCTAACTGGAATCTTTACAGACGCTCTCATAGTCACTGAAGCTGCTTATCGCGGAGAGGAGTTAGTCAAGACAAACTTCCAGTTCCTCAAGAATGTAGATATCTCATGGCCGAGAAGTATTCAAGGAGAACCCCAAGTATTTGCTCAGATCGGATTAGACCTTTTACTGATCTACCCTGTGCTAGTAGACCCAGCAACGGTTACTCTGACTTATATCAAAGACTTGGGATTGATTCCCGGAGAAGACCAGGATATGAGTCTTCCAGATCATGCAGTCCCGCTTGTCAGTGACCTGTCTACTGCCGTACTTTTAATTCGGCAACGAGACTTTAAGCCTGCTGTTGAGTTGATTCAAAAGCTCCAGAAGGATTTAGGAGATTACAGAGATGAGTAAAGCAATTGTAGAGTCCTTGGTTTCTGATATGGCCTTGACGCAGAATGAAGCTGGAACCACTGAGTCTTTTTATCAAAATACGATGAAGGAGCTTAGTCTGAAACCCCTGTTTACAGATGTCAGACTTATTGAAATAACCGCTGAAACTTCTCAATATACAATTCCCGATGATGTGGGTCTTATCCTTGAAATGTTCTATGATTCTGAAATAGTCTTTAGGGAGCCCTTGTCATCCATGAGTGTTCACAATAGAAACTGGAAGGATCTAAAGGGACCACCGGAATTCTATGTAGTAGAATCCGAGACATCAAAGCAATTCAGACTGGTTCCAGAGCCCCAGATTTCAAGTAAAGACTTTGCATTTCTTCTTGGAGAACCATTGGGAAGAGACTTTCCTGAATACTCTGTAGGACTTATTCATACAAAAGTCCAGAATGAGAACCCGGACTGGATGGATTTACCGATTGCCCTGAAAGTAGTATCAAAGGAATTCCAGAAAGAATCCAAATACCAAGATCCAGACTTTGCTGAAGTCTGCAACCAACTTGCTGATATGGTGCTTAATGGCCAGAGAACCTTATAGAATCAAACCAACAGAGAATCTACAGGATTTAGTTGTAGACCTGAATACAATCCTTCAGAGGATTACAATTCAGCTTCAAAGGATTGAAGGCTTTGATGGATACTCGACAGAACTGTTCGGTCCTATTAAGCATACAGGAACCACAATAGGATTCTACTCAGCAACTCCAGTAGTTCAAGCAGATGCAATATCGGACTCAGCAGGTTCTTCAGGACAGAACCAAACAGCAATTAATGCAATTCTTCCGGTCCTTAGAAATCTGGGAGTTATAGCCAATGCCTGATATTACATTCAACAGATTTGATGGTGGACTATTCCTAGAAGGCCGGAGTGACCAGCTCCCTGATAATACCCAGAGACGCAACAAGGGACTTCACCCAGACTCCCTGACTACTATGAAGTCCAGAAATGGTTCCCAGCTCGTAAAGTCTTTAGATGCTCATTCTCTATTTGAATTCAATAATCTCCGGTTTGCCGGAGCTACTACAATATTCTTTAGAGATGGAGTCTCGGCCAAAACAGGACTCACAGGAGATCGCCTCCGGTTCGCCAAGATGCCTCCTACTCTTGGTGTCGAGGATAGCTTATTTGTCGCCGGAGGCGGAGACCTCTTTAAGATCAATTCCAGTGGAACAGTAACCCAGTGGGGTATAGACGCTCCACTCACTAATCCTTCAGCAGCTGTTGGAGTTGCAGGAGTCCTTACTGGAGACTATCAGTACAAGATAACCTTCACAAACACAGCCACAGGAACTCGTTCCAACTCAAATCCTTTAGCAGCATCTGTAACGCTTTCCTCTGATAAGGCAGACCTCTCATCTATCCCCGTATCCTCAGACTCCCAAGTTGATGCCAGAGAAATCTGGCGTACTGTATCAGGTGGAACGAGTTTCTTTTTACTGGCGACAATTGCTGATAATGTCACTACGATTTTTACTGACAACGATCCTGATAGTGCTCTCAGTGGAGCGACTGAGCTTCCACTCGATAACACTCCTCCTCTGGATGCCTTTAATGGCTGTGTTGGTCCTCATGGCGGAAGAATGTGGTGGTTTAATGATTCCACTCTTGGAGCCAGAGGCAGAATCTCTTTCTCTCCTGAAGGCCGAGCTGAGGCAGTAGAAGGCAATGTAGATGTAAGTAGTGATGATGATAAAATCAATCCTGCAGTTTCTTGGAAAGGAGTTCTTTACTGTTTCAGTCCTACAACCATATTCGAGGTGACTGGATCAGGCACTGAAGGAATATTCACTGTCAATGGAATCGGAGGAGCACCAGGAACAACTCAGTCTTTTACAGTGGCTGAAACTTCTGATGGAATTATCTACCAAGGCCAGAATTCAATCCAGATATTCAACGGAATCAAATCAGAACCCTTGAATATAGGTCCAATTGAAGGCATCTTCAAAGGAGAAACTCTAGAGGACATTATAGGCTTCACTGGAATTGTTGCAACAGTTACTGAAACTGAGTATATTAT